CATCTCACCCGCCACCTACAGTTGGTGGCGGGTGAGATGACCAAGGACTATGCGATGTGCGACAAGTGTCATCAGGTGATTTTGTAACGGAGATCCCCATGTTGTATCAAACAGTTAGACCTACCTCCCTGGAAGAAGTGGTTGGGAATGAGGAGACCATTGGTGCCCTGAGTCGGACGCTTAAGGGCACCATGCGTCCCCACGTGTATCTGTTGCATGGGCCGTATGGATGTGGTAAGACAACACTTGCCCGCATTATGGCGAAGATGTTTGGTTCGTCTGAGCGTAGCACTTTTCTATATAATGCGGCGAACACTCGTGGGATCGATACAGTGCGTCAGATTCTTGACCACTGTCGTATGACGGTAATTGATGGGAAGCCCAAGACGTTCATACTGGATGAGAGTCATCAGTTGACGCCAGCGGCACAAGAGGCCCTGTTGGATATCACGGACAGTCCTCCGGATGATGTGTACTTCATCTTCTGTACGACAGCGCCCAAGCAGATCATCAAGGGTATTCGGAATCGATGCACAGACTATGTAATGCAGAGGTTGTCGTTTACTCAGACGATGGAGGTGCTGCATCGAGCTTGTGATTCACAGCAGCTGGATGTGGACAAGAAGATCCTTGAAGCGGTGGCGATGGTTGCGGATGGGTGCTCACGTGAGGCGCTGGTTTATCTAGAAAAAGTCCAGGACGAAACGGATCTGGATACAGCGATTCGATTGATCGTGAGAGGTACGGAGAAGGATTCAAACATCATCGAGCTGGGCAAGATGTTGTTGCGGGTTCCGGAGAAACGTAAGCGGGATTGGAAGAAGATTCTGAATCTGTACTACATCATTGAGGATGAACCAGAAAGGCTTAGAAAGGCACTTCTGACATTCTTTTTGACGAACCTTCGCAAGTGCAACAGCGTAGAAGATGCAGAGGACATCGCTAAAATGATTCGGATTTTCTCTGTGAGCGTGTATTATGGTGGCAAGAGTGCCTTGGCAGCTTTGATTGTGAAGGCGTGTTTCGGGGAGGATTGAGATGGGTCAGCCGATGAAGGGCAACAAGAAGCGGAGACGTGCGGCACGGAATGAGAGAAAGAAAACGAGAATGGTACGACGTTAGTCAATCTATCAGGATTTGGAGGATTAGTTATGGCAAGACGAGGCAGAGATCGTACAGCGGCAATCGAGAACGAGCAGCGTGAGGTCAACAATCGTGGTGGGTCCAAGTACTTCTATGTGGATACAGCGAAGCTGGATCGTTTGGGCATCTCGCAGTACAAGACAGAGAACGGGCCGAACGCGATTCGGGTCATCTCTCCGAAGTTCGACACGTATGATGAGCTTCCTTACTTCGGTAGGAAGGTGTACATCCATACGAAGATCGGTGCGGATGAGAGTACCTTCATCTGTCTGCGGAAGATGTATGGTGAGCCGTGTCCGGTGTGTGAACTGTACGAGCAGATGAAGGAGAAGAATCCGAATGACGAGGCGCTGAAGGATCTGGCTCCGAGACTGCGATACCTGTTCTTCGTGGTGGATATCAAGAGCAAGGACACAGAGGCCAAGGGTCTGCGTTGGTATGATGCTCCAGTGGTTGTCAACGACAACATTGCCGAGCTGTCACAGGATCGGCGTGCGGGTATCATCGATCCGAGTGATCCGGATGAGGGGCGGGACATTGAGTTCACTCGTTCCGGGTCTGGTCTTGGGACGAAGTACAAAGGCTTCCGGTTCTACGAGAATGAGCCTATTCCGGATGACTGGCTGGATGATGCGCCTGAGGATTTCGAAGCAGTCCTGAAGAAGCCTACGTATGATGAGGTGGCTCAGGAGGTGAATGGGGCAGCTCCTCGTGCTCGTTCCGAAAGTGGTGGACGTGAGCGTAGTCGTCGGTCACGTGGTGCGAGTGAGGGCAATGAGCGTCGTCGGTCACGTGGTGCGGAAGATACTCCGGAAGAGACGGTGGTCGAGGAAGAGACTACGGAACGTCGTCGCCGGTCACGTGGTGCGGAAGAGGCTCCCAGTCGTGAGCGTAGTCGTCGGGGTGAGGATGCAGGACCTTCTGACGATGTGCAGGACAAGGTGAATGCTATTGTGAATGAGGATGATCAAGATGACTGAGCAGGAGCTGAAACAGCACCTGAGTGAATTTCGCGGTCAACTCTCCATTGATCCTGATGGTCTGGAACAGGAGTGTGTTCAACAACCACTCCTGTTCTGTCAAATTGGGGAGTTGGCAGCTGAGGCACGAGCAGACGCCAAGAAGGCCAAAGAACACGTGGAGTATGTCAAGGCCCAGTTGAAGGGTGAGATGCGTTCGAATCCCAAGACCTATGGGCTGGAGAAGGTGACAGACAAAGCGATTGAGGCAGCGGTCCAAGCGCATGAAGATACACAGCGGGTGATCGGTGAGTACATCGAGGCCAACAAGGCAGCGGATGCTCTGTCTATTCTCCAGACGGCAGCGGAGCAGCGGAGAGCTATGCTGAAGAACTTGGTGGAGCTGGTCGTGCATCGATACTACAATTCAGGTGACGTGAGTTCGATGAAGGGACGCAAGAGCGAGAACCACATGGAGGCAATCGTGGAACTTCGGAATCGAAATCGTCGGCAAAGAGATCGAGATGACGAGGACACAGTGTACGAGGGTTAGTATGCCAAGAAAGAAGAAAAGCGACATTTGTGATGAGGTCGAATCACTGTCACAGGAATGTGACTTGTTGGATCTGCCTCCAGTAGAGGATTGGATTCAGACTGGCTGTACTCAGTTGGACTTGGCAGTTGCCAATCGGTTCCCTGGAGGTCTACCAGCTGGACGCATCACACAGATCTATGGTGGTAGTAGTACGGCTAAGAGTCTGTTCGCCTATACCACCATGGGCTATGCTCAGCGTTCAGGCTATGAGACTTACTACGATGACACAGAGCGGTCGATCAATCCGGAATTCACCACCATGTGTGGGATGGACATGCGGCATCCGAAGTTCCACCTGTGGCATTCGGAGACGATTGAAGAGTTGTTCGACAAGAACATTGGTGGCTTGGTAGCTTCGGCTGAGAAGTTGAGGAAGGATGGCAAGGAAATTCCGAAGAAGCTGGTGGTGGTGGACAGTATCACTGTGTTGCCTGCGGAGATTGAGCAGGACAAGAAGATGGATGAACAGGGATACGGAGCATATCGCGCCAAGCAGATTCACCTTGGGTTGAGATCATGGGGACGTCGTGCGTTAGATGCAAACATCACCATCCTGGTGATCGATCAGACACGTGCGAATGTGAAGTCTCCCTTTGCGTCTGAGACCACAGTGGGTGGATTGGGTTTGGAGTTCTGGTCGTCCGTGCGTATTTACCTGAAGGGCAAGGCCAAGATTCAGAATGCGAAGAAGGTGAACATTGGCACGTGGGTGGACTCTACGGTGGTCAAGACTAGGTTCGGTCCTGCGTTCCGTGGTGGGCTGTTCCGTATTCAGTATGACTATGGTCTGGATGACATCTCTTCGAATCTGGTTCTGTTGGCTAAGTGCCAAGGGTGTACTGATAAAGAGCTGATGCTACTTACCACGAAGGTGCAGTTCAAGGGTGAGGAGTATACGATCAAGAAGTGGGTCAAGGTTGTCGAGGAGAATGGTTGGGAAGATGACCTACGTCAGTTCGTGTGGGACTCGTGGCAGGATTTGTATGCGACTGATCCCAGAAAGGAACGCAAATGGTAATCGTAGGATGTGACGTATCGTTGAACCATGGAGGGTTCTGTTGGTTTGATTCCAAGGGTGACGTATCTGGGTATCGGTTCTTCCATGATGTGATGAAGTTCGTGAAGGCCGATCCGGATCATGGTATCCACACTGGGATGAAGAAGGGCAAGGAAGAGACAGGTCTTGCCTATGATCTACGGAGAGCATCGAACTATCGACAGCTCTTTCAGACTCATGTGATTGGGTCTAACGTAGATGCTGATGCAGTGTTGGGTGGTGATGGTCCATTTCAGTTGCGGGATTCGTACTTCAGCATCGAAGGGTATGCCATCAATCAGGGCAAGAGCAGCACGAATCGTTTGCTTCAGATTGCGGAGTTGACGGGCATGCTTAAGGATGAGGTGTATCAGTGTGGTGGGAAGATGCGTATCCACGATCCTATGACAGTGAAGTTGTTTGCGTGCCATGGCAAGGCAACGAAGATGGAGATGAGAGCAGCGGCGGCAAACGTGGATGGTTTCCTGTTGCCGGATGAACTGTTCAAAGTGAAGAAGATCAAGGGTAAGGGCGAGGATTTGGATGGTCCAGGTACTGATGTGATTGATGCATACTGGTTGGGGAAGATGTTAGTGACTGAGATGATGTTGCGAAGTGGGATTCTTTTGATGTCGGATCTTCCAGAGAATCAGATCAAGGTGTTCAATCGGGTGACGAAGACATATCCGGTGAACATCTTGGCTCGCCCTTTCCTAGGAGCCACAGATGATTGAACAGATTCATGTGAAGAACTTTGAGTCTCATGAGGACAGTGTGTTTGATCTGTCTCCTGGGGTGAATGCGATAGTGGGTGATTCCCATGTTGGGAAGTCTGCCATTCGTAGGTTTTTTCATTGGATCAATACAAACCGTCCGTTGGGCACGGACTTCATCAAGAAGGGAACCAAGCGCGTGTTTGGTCGTGTCCAGTTTGATGATGGTGTGTTGACGCGAACGAAGACGGCAAAGACGGGCAAGTACGAATTGGATAGTGAGCCTGATCCGTTCAGTTCTTTTGGGCAGGGTGTTCCGGAGAAGGTGACCGAGCTGATCAATATGTCTGATGTGAACTTCCAGACACAGCATGGGTCCTTCTTCTTGCTACAGGATACGCCAGGGACAGTAGCATCCTATCTGAGATCAGTGACAGGGTTGGATGAGCTAACTACTGTGACATCCGACATTGGTACTCGTCTGCGATCTACCAAGTCACGTCTGACTACACAGACACAGCTGGTGGAGGAAATGCAGGAGGAGATGGAACAGCTGAAGCGCCTAGACTTGGTTCGACTGGAGGAGTGTATCCAGGAGTATAAGGAGCTTGAGGAACGTAATGGAGTGATTCGTGGTAAGGTGCAGTCTCTGAGTCGGGTTGTGGATCGGATTCGAGAATTGAATGAGGCCCCATCCATCTCTGAGGATATAGCGAAGGCGCTGAAAGATCGAATGGATGAACTGGTGGTAGAGGGTGAGCGTGTGGATGATGAGCGGTTCCAGTTGCGAGCTGTACTGGATCGAATCAAAGAGGTGGAGGTTGTGGATGTACAGGTTCGGGATGGTCTTTTGGATGAGGTGCAAGAGACCATTACTACATACCAGACGAACTTGGGTAGGTCAGATGATTTGGATGGTGTGCTTAAGCGACTGGTGGCATTGGGCAAGGGCGCAAAGCATGATGAATTCCGGTTGGTGGAGTTGCGTGAAGAAGAGCAGGAGTTGTTGTCACAGTTGAAGGATTGTCCGCACTGTGGGGTGGAGTTGACCGAGGAGTCACGTGAGAGATTGGTGGGAGAAGAGCGATGAAGACATGGGTAATCTCTGATACGCACCTATTCCATACGAAGATGACAGAGCTATGTGGTCGTCCGGAAGATTTCACTGAGCAGATCGTGATGAATTGGAATAACATGGTGGCTCCAGACGACTTGGTGTACCACCTTGGTGATGTGGGATTCTATAAGAAGTGTGAATGTGCAGGACTGATGAGTGGTCTGCCGGGCACTAAGATTCTGATTCGTGGGAACCATGATACATTTCCAGTGAAGTGGTATTTGGATCATGGATTCATTGCGGTCATGGATCGTGCGGTGGTGAACGTGATGTACAAGAAGGGAATCAAGAAGCCCATGAATCGGTACTTCCGTGTGCTCTTGTCTCACAAGCCCATCAAGATCGGGGACTGTGCCTTTGGGCCGGTGGACTACAATGTACATGGGCATTTCCACAATAATTCCTCGCACTATTGGGAGGCTCCTCTGTTGCGTGTGTTGACTCCGAAGCACCTGTTGTTCGCGTTGGAGGAGACAGAGTACAAGCCTTTGGATCTAGCAGCGGCTTTGAAGTTTGGGAAGTTGCCAGTGACACAGGATCGGGTTGGGGTGAAACAATGAAGCTTGGGATCTTAGGCGACCTACATATTCATAGCAAGGCTCCGGAGCGTAGACAGGATGCGGACTATCTTGAGACATGTCGCATCAAATTGTATCGATCTCTGAGGCTACTGGAAGATTGTGATGTGATCATCCAGGTGGGCGACTTCTTTGATTCGTATGCGGTGTCGAATAAAGTCACAGCTATGGCAATTGATACTATTCGGTGGGCAGGCAGAGAGATTTTTTGTGTGTATGGGCAGCATGATCTTTCGGGACATGCAGCTAGTACGATTCAGAATTCTCCCTTGCAGGTGTTGCGGGCAGCGGGTGTGGTGAATTTGTTGGGCGATGATCCAATTGGATTTGGGGAAGAGGACGTGATGTTTTATGGTGCGCCCTTTGGTCAGGATATCCCACAGGTGGTGGATGATGAGAGGTTTAAGGTTCTAGTGACACATCGTATGATTGGTGATCGTCCGTTGTATCCGGGGCAGGAGCTTGAAGGTCCGAGGTCATTTTTGCGGAAGTATCCGGAGTTTGATCTGGTATGCTGTGGTGATTATCACTATCGGTTCGATGATGGGGTGGGGGATCGTGTCATTCTGAATCCTGGGGTCATGATGCGGAAGACCTTGAAGGAAGCAGACTTGGAACATGAGCCTGCGGTCTACACATTTGATACACAGGAACGCAGGGCCAAGATCATTAAGGTTCCCTGTGAGCCCATCGAGGCGGTGATGGATCTGGAGCGTACAGAGAAACGTGCTCCTATTGAATTGGAGGCGTTCATTCGAAAGCTTCAGTTGGGTAAGACGTCTCAGATTGGGTGGAAGAATATCTTGCTCAGGGTGATGGAACAGAGGAAGACAGTGGAGCGAGTGAGAGAAGTGATTGCTGAGTCTACATTGAAATTGGAGAAATGAGATGGCTGATATTGTTCGTAGCCTCAAGAAAAAGAGAGGTGAGATCGATGAGATTCTCACGGCACAGACCAGACGGGAAGGAGAGATGAAGGCACTCTTGGATGGTTTGGAGCGTGACTTCGGTGTTACGAGTGTGGAAGAGGCAGAGCAAAAACTGGGTGAGCTGGATAAGGAGTTGGATCGCAATGAAGATTCCATGAACAGGTTGGATGAAGAGATGGCTGAGATCTTGGCGGCAGCAAAAGGCGAAGCAGGCAGCGAGCAGTAACATCGAGTCGCGTTGGGCATTGGCTGGGTATGCGATTCTGTGTGCGGATGAGAGTACGGGACAACCGTATTGGCATACGTATGGGGAAGATGGTATGGATGAGTGTAAGTTGTCCCTGCGACAGCCGGTGGTGTTCCCAACCAAGAAGCTTCCGATGAATTCCATAATCCGTGTTTACATTCCTAGGGGCAGTGATGAGCAGAATCAGTGAGTATGAGGAAGTGCTGGTTTCTACAAGGTCTGAGATCAGACACTTGCAGGAGAAGATTGACACAAAGTCTGCGGAGGTTGAAGAACTGAAGCAGCTGGTGGAGGATCTTCTGGATGCTCAGGAAGTGATGAACATTACGGGCACGGTGGCGCAGGAGGAGTTCGAGGGATACATTGAAGGTATGGTGACCGAGGCATTGCAGATGGTGTTCGGTCCTGAGTACTCGTTTGAGATCCAGACAGAGATCGTAAGAAACCAACCGGAGACTCGGTTCTTTGTGGTGGAGGATGGTATACGTCTTCCTACCAAAGAGGACTCAGTTGGTGGTGGCATGTTGGATCTCGTGTCCATGGTTTTGCGTGTGGTGGTTTGGTCTATCCATGAGCATAGGACTAGGCCGGTGATGTTGTTGGATGAACCAGGAAAGAATCTAGATCGAAACAAGATTGATCAGTTCGTGGAGATGATCAAGAAGTTCCATGAGCTGTTGGGAATCCAGTTCATCATTGTGACACACGATAACAAGATAATTGAGATGGCAGATCGGGCGTTCAAAGTGACACGTTCGGAAGGAACCGCTACAGTTAAGATGGTGAAGTAGGAGGAAGAGCTATGAAGAAGTTATTGTTTGGTGTGATCTTGTTGGTGTCCCTTGCTATCGCGGGGATGGGAATTGGTTGTGCAGCCATGAGCGAGTACGCTACACCCGCCACGATCAATCCACGTGCTGTGGACTTTGTGGTGGAGACAGGGGTGGCTGATCCGAATGAGTTCAAAGGATGGCCCAACCTTCACAAGGCGTTGAAGCTGGATTCGTATGTGGACATGGCGTATGAGATTCGCTTCACTACGTTGAAGCAGAGCATTGAGGATTTGCAGATTGACTATAGTCATCTCAATGAGATTGTCACCAAGAATCTACAGGATGCGCAGGAGCGAGAGCAGGAGTTGTTTGCTGATGGTGGGATACTGGCGACGGCGTTGACGGCAGGTGGGCTTGGTAGTTTTGTGGGACTGCTTGGGTTATTCCGTAAACGTCCGGGTGACATGACGAAGGAAGATTTCCAGAAGGCGATTGAACCGATCAAGGGTGAGTTGGGTATCAAGGATCAGCAGTTTGCTCAGGTCGTGACGGGGGTTGAGAAGATTATGAAGAACAAGGATCAAATCGCCTCGTTGCTAACCAAGGAAGGGGATGCAGCTACGAAGACGGATGAGATCATCAAGCTGATGAAGACGTGTTTGGGCAGAACGCAGGATGCTGCTACTCAGCAAGAGGTGGCGAAGGTGAGGGCAACTGTTTGATGTGGTACAAGAGAGACGTGAGGTTGGTGATGTTGGACCGGGAGCCTGGAGATCTATGCAGGCTCCCTTATCCCAATCATCCTAAAGGGTGTCCTAACTTTGGGAAGAGGGATCTGTGTCCTCCGAAGTGTCCAAGATTAGAGCAGGCGTTTCGTATGGATCGTCCGTTCCATTTGGTGTGGATGCAGTTTGATATTGGGATGCACGCACGTAAGATGAAGATGCTCCATCCGGAGTGGTCAGAGCGCCAGTGTTATTGTTGTCTGTACTGGCAGGGCACAGTGCGGTCTAGGCTCCGAGATTTAGAGGAGTGCTTCCTCTGTGATTACGAGGGGCTGGTGGCAACGCAGTGTGCTGAAGCCATGGGTGTGAATCTCACCGAGACAATGAAGTTGAACTGTGACATAGAGTTGGAATGGCCTCCGAAGGAAACAGTGTACAAGATATCATTGATCGGGATGCCGACAGAAGAATGGAGAGGCAAACTATGAACAAAGTAGCAGCTGAGATTATGACTCCGTTTCATACTGAGAATGGTGAGTTGCAGTTCAAGGTGCAGGCTACTCGGCACATCGCATACATCTGGCCCACTCCTCCTCCGACGACATTCGGGGAGCTGGGGATCTTGGATATCCCTGAACAGTTCCGCGAGGAGCACCAGGATGGGACAGGCATTCTCTTGTCCGTGGGTCCTGGCTATTGGGGACAGGATAAAAAGGGCAAGATGAAATGGAATCCATCCACACCGGAGCTGGCTCCAGGCCAGAGGGTGTACTATGACAATTCTGTGCCGTGGCATGTTATGATGGAAGGTCTGGATGGGGAGATGCACAAGGTCGTGTATTGCGGATTCCGTGATATCCATGGGTTGGCACTCTGAACATTTTTATCTCCTGAACGTATAGAGTGTTAGGAGGATTCATGGGCAACGAACTACAAAAACTTGAATTGGACCAGCGGCTGAGATTGGTGCTCTTGCGGAATCGTGGAGTCATCAGGGATACGATAGAGGACTATGAGCGTGAGTTTGCGGTACGTCTTTCGGAAGACTATGTGATCAGAGTCTATCGGAAGTTTCGACGTGAGGTGAGGCAGGACAATCTGAGATGGGTGAGCTATCACTTTGCTCAGGAGTTCATTGCTCAGGCGGCGAAGGTGCAGCATCAGTTGTCGAAGCAACTGGCAGAGTACAATGAGAGATCTATCCAAGTGGTGTCTGTATGTTGTGGTTCACCAGTGACTACACATCCCCAAAGTGATCGCCCATTGTGCTTGAAGTGCGATCATCAGTGTGACACGAAGGAAGAGATAGATAAGCAGCTGGAGCGGTTGAAGCTACAAACTATTGATCGGCTGCAAAAGGAACAGGACTTGACTATGCGGTTCTTGGAAGGCATGGGCTTTTTACAGAAAAGAAGTGGCGTGGGCGAGTTGAACGTTGGAGTACATCAGGAACAGACTGCGTTGCCAGCTGGTGACACATCGAGGGCTCCGAAACCACCAGAGGGTTTGGACCCGAATCTACAAAAGGAACTGGATGCACTTGATCCACGTGATGCTCAGCTGATGTTGGATGGTGGGCTGGAGTTAACAGTGGAGTTTGAGGACGATAAGGATGCGAATTCAGGGACAGAAGCACCTAGATAATAGAACGAAGAAGGCAGTGAGTGCAGCCTTGTATCATCGCTTGTACCGAGAGATGCCGGTGGACATTGATACGTTCATCGATGATCCTCAATACATGGGTGGGATCACACATGATGCGGAAGGGTACTGCACTGTGTGGCCGAGATGGCGCTGGGAGCTGCGCCAGATGTTCAACGGGGATCAGAAGTACATCCATGTCTTGACAGGTGCGATTGGTATCGGTAAGACACGAACCGCCATCCTTGCATTGTGCTATGTCATCTATCGCATCCTCTGCTATCGTGATCCTCAGACGGCGCTGGGTGCTCAGAAGTTGGGTAAGCTGACGGTGGTGTTCTTCAACTTGACGAAGAGCATGTCGGACAGTAGAGGGTACGGGCTGCTGCAAGAGTACCTTCTGTCATCTCCGTGGTTCTTGAACATTGGTACGAAGATGGGTTCGAAAGAGAATCCATACATTCGTCTGCCTCACATCGATTTCCGTGTTGCGTCTCCTCTGATGAAGGGTTTTGGTGTCCAGGGTCTTGACGTCATTGCGGCGTTGATGGATGAGGTTGATAACCCAGAGGCAAGTGAGAAGCACCAGAAGCGTGTTGTTGAAGCGTTCGACTCAGCCTATGAGCGTCTCAAGAGTCGTTTCGTCTATCAGGGCAAGTGTCGTGGGCGGTTCTTCTTGGTGGCGTCGAAGCAGGATAGGGTATCGTTCTTGAATACCTTCATCGCTAAGATGCAGAGTAGTCCGGTGATTCGTGTGGTGGACATGCCCCAGTGGGAAGCACAAGCTGGGAGACGTGGGCGGAAGTACTGTGGCAAAGGGTTCATGGTCAGCATTGGCGATCCGTATAATCCACCCATCATCATAGAGACTCGTGCTCAGTTGAAGGAAGTTCAGAAGAAGGGCTTCCAAACAATCATCGTACCTATCGAAGAGAAGGATGTCTTCCAGCGAAACATTGTGACGGCGCTGCGAGACGTGGCAGGTATCTCCACATCACACGTTCGGTCTACGAAGCTGTTCCCTGCGGAGAGCAGTATCATGACGTGTATGGATCAGGATCAACCTAATCCTGTGAAGTCCATCACTATTCGAGTGGGCCTGCATGACAACATTGATTTCACAAAGTTCATTGACTTCACTCGTGTCACTGTGCCCCGCAATATTCCTCGGTTTATTCACCAGGACTTTTCGTATTCAGGTAATGGTGACGCGACAGGTATTGCCATGTCTTGCATCAAGGGATGGACGGAGAGAAGTCGAGAGCTTCCGGATGGGACATTCAAGATAGAGAAGTTGGCTGTGGTGGAGACGGACTTTGTCCTGCGAATCAAAGCGTATCCGGGTGATCGGATTCCACAGCACAAGATACGACAATTCATCCTGGACTTGCGGGACGTGTACAAGTTCAACATTCAGCTGTGTACGTTTGACTTGCGTGTGGCTACGGAAGATGGGAAGCAGATCCTGGAACGTGCCGGGGTGAATTGTGACTATCTGTCTATGGATACAAACCCACAGTACTATCGTGAGTTCCGAAACATGGTCTTCGAGGAGAGATGGCACACACCTTTCCATCCGTATCTATTCTTCGAGTTGAAGCATCTGGAAGATGATCAGGTCAAGAACAAGATCGATCATCCAGACGAGGTGCCAGAGATTGAGACATTGAAGGATGGTAGCCAGCGCCAAGTGGTGTTGGTGGGATCGAAGGACTGTGCGGATGCGGTGTCGGGTTCAGTGATCTCTGCCATTGCGAACACAGAGGAGCCTCCGGACGTAGAAGT